CTCGCCCTGGTGCGTGCTCGCCTGCTGACCGGCAGTTCCTTTGCGTTCACCGTGAGCCAGCGCGGAGAACGCTACACGACCGACGAATCAGGCAAGGCCATCCGCGAGATCGTGGAAGCGTCTGGCCTGTACGAAGTCGGCCCAGTGAACGTGCCGGCCTACGGAAGTGCTACGACTGCGGTGGTGTCCAGGCGGTCCTACGAGGCGTGGCTGGCAGAGCAGGCTGCCGCCGTCGAGGCCGATGCGGATGCCCAGCCCGAAGTGAAGAAGGCCATGCGTTCGCTGGTCCGTGACGCCGCAGCGGCGTGGGCTCTGAGGCTTCGCCGTGTCTGACGCCCGCTGCACCTGCGGCGAAAAACTCCGGTGCCGCTCCAGCCGTCCATGTGGTGACGAACGGCAGCGGTATTTGCGTTGCCCACGCTGCGGGGCTCGCGCCGTGGCGTTTGTAAAAACAACGCTTTCGCAAATCCGCTTCTGCAAGGTGCCACGCCCGTAAGGGCAGAGTGGACTCCATCGGCAATACCGCCGCTGGAGAACACACGTGGACAATCTCAAGAAGCTTCAGGACGAGGCGGCAACCCTTGCCAACCGGATCGACGCCGTGCGTGCGATCGAGGCCGAAGACACGACCGCCCGCGATGTCGAGCTCATCGACCTCAACAAGCGTGCCGACGAACTCACCGCCAAGATCGACTTCGAGAAGAAGGTGGTCGAGTCGGCCAAGAATCTCCGCAGCGTGGTCGAGCGTTGCTCGCCGGCTCCCGAGGTGCGTGCCGAAGAGCCCAAGACCCGGATCGAGGCGGTTCCGTTCTCGGGTCGGCTCCGTGCGTTTGAAAACGCCAAGGACGCCTACTCTGTGGGCATGTGGTTCAAGGCCAAGGCGGGCGACGCCGACGCCAAGCGGTGGTGCCAAGATCACGGCGTCGAGGCTCGTGCCCAGGGTTCGACTGGCAGCACCACGGGTGCGGCCTTCGTGCCCGATGTGCTCTCCTCGACCGTCATCCGGCTCGTGGATGAGTATTCGGCATTTGCCCAGAACGCCACCAACGTGGTGATGCCTTCGGACGTGGTGCTCTTTCCTCGCAGAACTGCGGGAGCGTCGGCGGCATGGATCGACGAGAATGTGGCCATCACTCCCAGCGACCCGACCTCCAACCAGGTCACGCTGACGGCGAAGAAGGTCACGGGCGCGGTGGTCATCGCGTCGGAGCTCCTGCAGGACTCCATCGTGTCGATCGCCGATTGGATCGCTGCCGAGCTCGCCCTGTCGCTCAGCAACGCCGTGGAAGCGGCTGCGTGGAGCGGCAACCCGAGCAACGCCCCTGGCGTGGCCGGTCTCGTCACGACCCACACGGGCGGCCTGCTCGCCTCGTCTGGTGCCACCTACGCCGCGTCGCTCGTGACGGCTGCCGGTGACACGCCCGACGAGGTGACAAAGGCCAACCTCCTGGCGATGATGGGCGCAGTGCCCCAGCACAGCCGGGCCGGTGCCAAGTGGTTCTGCTCGCCGTTCTTCTTCGCGTCCTGCATGCAGAACCTCGACCTCGCCCAGGGCGGGTCGGTGGGTCTGTCGCAGGGCATGGGCCTCACCTTCCTCGGCTCGCCGGTGGTCCTCACCGACCGGCTCCCGAGCGGTGCGGACTCGACGGGTGCCATCATGGCGCTGTACGGCAACATGGCCAACAGCTCCTACTACGGCATTCGGCAGGCCATCGAGATCGCGTCCAGCGATCAGGTGAATTTCCTCAGCGATCAGACCGTGATCCGTGCGGTGGCTCGCGTGGCGATCACGCACGCCAACCTCGGCAGCTCGAGCGTCGCCGGCCCGATCATCGGCCTGGTTGGTGCGTGAGCCTGACGGCTTGACGAGATGTGCAAACTGGGCGGGCCGCTCCACAACGGGGCGGCCCGCTCTCTTTTTGCGAGGCCCGCATGATCGTGCGAGTTGGTGGCACCGAGGCCGACATTCGGGTGGAAGCCATCCTGTCGATGCCGAGGCTGTCGTTTACGGCCAATCACTTCGCATGGGCTCAGGCACTCATGCCGCTTGGCATTCGCCCCACGATGGGCACTGGTGCGTTCTGGGACCAGGTGAATACACGCGTCATGGAACAATTCATCGACAAGGCCGAGTATCTGCTGACCATCGACTACGACACGTTTTTCACGAAGGAAGACGTGGAGCATCTCTTCGCCCTGGCGATGACGTTCCAGTGCGATGCCATCACCGGGCTACAGACCAAGCGGGAAGACGGCAGGCCGATGTTGACCTTGAAGGGCACGCTCGACAATCCGCCGCCTGACGGCACCACAAGCCTGCCTGCGTCGTGGTTCGCCGAGCCTGTGCAGGAAGTGGACACGGCCCACTTCGGGCTTACCGTCATCTCTACGGCTGCCTTGAAGCGTGCGAAGCGTCCGTGGTTCTGGAGCAAGCCCGGCTCAGACGGCTCATGGAACGAAGGCAGAACTGACCCCGACATCTACTTCTGGCGCAACTGGCGCGAGAGCGGGAACCGTGTGTTTGTCACGCCCCGCGTGGTTCTCGGCCACGGCGAGTACGTCGTGACGTGGCCTGGCAGGGATCTCGGCAAGCCTGTTTTCCAGTGGACTACGGATTTTACGAACACGAGCAAAAAGCCCGAAACTGCATGGAGTGTGCCGCAATGAGGAAAATCACATTTACCCGCGCGTGGCGGTCATACCGCAAGGGGCAGACTGTTGAGATTTCCGGTGGCTTGGCCACGCAGCTGCTCGCCCAGCGGGTGGCGGTTGAGGACACGCAGGGCCAACTGATCGAGACGGCAGCCGTCGAGCACGAAGCCGAAACGGCTGACGCCACACCCAGGAAACGCCGCCGTGCAATATCGAAGCCTGACTCGCCAGACCGCCCCAGCCGTTGAGCCCGTGACGCTCTCAGAGGCGAAGGCTCACCTGCGAGTCGATACCACGACCGACGATGCCTACATCGGGTCGCTCATCACGGCGGCCCGCGAGTGGGTCGAGCAGTACCTGGATCGAACGCTGGTGCATACCCAGTGGGTGATGCGTTTCGACCGCTTCCCGCCTGACGGCACGCACGACATCGAGCTGCCACGCCCGCCGATGGCGACGGCCGGCACGACTACGGCGGTGGCCCTGACGTTCACGTATGAGAACGGCACCACGTCGACCTACTCGACGGCCAGCTACCGCGTGGATCGTGACGGCGTGCCGGGCACCGTGAAGACGCTGTACGGGCAGACCTGGCCGCCGCACCTGCAGGATGACAACGCCATCAGCGTGACCTGGTGGGGCGGATACGGGGCCAGCGGCACAAGTGTACCGGCGGCGATCCGCCACGCCATCTTGATGCTTACTGCCCACTGGTACGAAAGCCGCATGGCTGCTGTTGCCACGGGTGCTGTGCCGCAAGGCGTGCCCTATGGCGTGAAATCCCTGCTCGACTCACAACGCTGGGGCTCTTACCGATGAGCAACGTATCCGGGACGATTTCCGTAAACGTCGAGTTCCGCGACACGACCACGTCTAGCGGCGTGCAGTCGCTCAAGACTGTGACGCTGCGTGATGCTACGGAGTACACCACAGGGAAGGTGGCGATCATCACCGGCACGGCTGGCACTTCTGCCGTGAACCTGGGAACGCTCGGCACCACCACATACAGGAACGCCAGCGGCAGCGTCGTTTCATTTAGTGCGGTGACACGGCTTGCGTTTTCATGGAGCGGCAGCAGCGAGCGTGTTTTGAACGAACAGGGCGGAACGTATTTCGTTTTGCGTTCTAAGGCTGGCAGCGTGGCCGTCACAGATGTGCCTGCGTCCACTGTTATCACTGAGATCAGCACCGGCACAGGCACAGGCACCTACACCATTGTGCTATACGGCACGACATGATTGACCCCGGCAAACTCCGCGAGCGGGTGACGGTGCAGCAGGCGTCCGGCAGTCGGAACAGCCTGGGCGAGACAGTGCTGTCGTGGAGCGATTTCGCCACGGTGTGGGCGAGCGTGGAAGGCGTGAGCGCCCGTGAGGCTTTGGCGGCTGGCCAGCAAGACACCACGATCACGCACCGCGTGCGGCTCCGCTATCTGCCTGGGCTCACGCAGCGCGATCGGTTCTCGTGGGGATCCCGCACGCTGAACATCGTCAGCCTGCTCGAGTACAACAACCGGGCCGAGCACGTTGCCATCTGCGAAGAGGTGACGTGATGGCTGGCGGCGTGGACATTACGGTTGAGTTCCCCGAGCTTGCAGCCATTCGCACGGCGTTCACACGGCTGCCAAAAAACCTGTCTGCCAAATACATGGCTGCCGCATTAGGCCAGGCCATCGACCCAGGCTTCAAGCTGCTTAAGACGTTGACTCCGAAAGGCCCAACCGGCAACCTGCGGCGAGCGATCCGCAAGAAAACAAAGCGGTACACAAAGACTGGATCCGGCGTCGCGCTGGCGGGATTTACGGCCGCACCAAAACGCAAAGGCAGCGACCTGAAATCCAACGAGAAAGGCCAGCACCAAGGCTTTCTTGAGTTTGGCACAAAGCGTCGCAAGACCAAACGCAACATTGCCAGCAGTTTTAGACGCAGCGGCCCCGTCCGCATCGTCGTGGCAAAGCGTTCCGGTAAGGTGACAACGAAACCAAAGCCGCCCAAAGGATTTGTGCGAGTCGTCAAAAAAGGCGACACCGTTGATCTCGGTGAATTTCCGATCGGCGGTAAGGCTGGCGTGCCACCAATCCGCACCGCATTTGAGCGAACGCGCACGCAGATTTCCGCCAAGTTGAATTCCGAGATGACGAAGGCGCTTAACAACGCCATCAAAGAAATGGCCAGCCCGTTTAGGAGAGGCTTGTAGCCATGCCGCTCAAATCCCCAGAGTCTGTTCTGCGCACTGCCTTAGTCACGGACGCCGGCGTGGCCCTGTTGCTGGGCTCTCGCATTTACCCCGTGCTCGCCCCTGCGTCAGCGGCTCTTCCGTTTGTCACTTGGCGACGGTCAGCCATTGAGCGGGAGCAGACGCTTGGAACGCCTGCTGGCATGCCTCGGGTTAGCGTGGAATACAGCATCTACGGCACCACCTACGAAGAGGCCCGCCGCGTGTCTGACGCCATGCGGCTCGTTCTGGATGGATACGGCGGCAGTTCCGACAATACGGAAGTGAAGCAAGCGTCGTTGGAAGACGAATCTGACGACTTTGTGCAGCTGGCGGGAGCGGATCTTCCGCCGGTCTACCAGGTGACGCAGCGTTACGACGTTTGGTGGAGCGAGGGATAAAGCATGGCATACACGCCCCATGACGGCTCAGGCACGACGTTTACCTTCGCAGGCTCTACCTACAAGGCAACGTCGATCACCTACAGCATCACCGACCAGGCCGCGTCTGATCAGATTGACGTGTCCCACCTGGGTCAATCGACCGGCTCCACCGTCCTGACGCTGTCGCGTCCGCTCAAGGGCTCCGCTGGCGACACCGGCAAGGAAGTGACTATCGAGTACGTCGCCACTTCGGGCACACCAATCGCCCAGGGGCAGACGGGCGCGCTAGCGATCACTGGCGGCATTGGCCTGACCGTCAATGCAACGTGCAAGAGCTCGTCTGTAACGCTTGCTGTTAACGACGCCGTGCGTGGTTCTGCCGCCTTCCAGGTGCCGTAGTCCCACAGGGAGGCCCCCGTGGCGAGCTATAGCGCTGGTGTGTCTGTGACGTGGAACGGCATTGCGTTCCAGGAAGTCACAGGCCTGACGTGGACATACGGCGGCGGTCCATCCAAGGGCCGCAGCGTCATCTGGACAGACGAAGCCGGCACATGCAGCGTCGAGTGCCTGGGCGGCAACAACACCGCCACGAGCAACTACGGCGTGCGTGCCACGCTGGCGATTTCCGGCGGCGGGCAATCCTTGACGAACCCCGCAATATGGGAGTCACTGAGCGTGGCGAATGAGGTGAACGGCGTTACTCGTTACACCGTTACGTTCAAACTTCTGGACAACTGACCTATGGGACTGAAAGAGCAAATTCAAGCCGCCAGCGTCCGCAAGCCGCTGAAGGTTCACGTGAAGGAATGGAACCTCGACGTGTACGTGCGCGTGCTCAGCGTCGGCGAGCGTGACGATTGGGAGCTCGCGTGGCTCGACATCCGAAACAAAGGCGTCGAGAAGTTCCACAACTTCCGTGCGTTCTACCTCGCTCGCACCCTTTGCGACGAGCACGGCGTGCGGATCTACCAAGACAACGAACTGGATGAAGTGGCGAAGCTCGACGGTGCGGTGATGGGCGAATTGTTCGACGTGGCCCAGCGTCACAACAAACTCACGGAGGCGGACGTAGTCGAACTAGCCGGCGAGCTTTAACGCCAGACCATCGCGGCGGTTCCTGTTCATGCTGGCCGGGCATCTCGGGATGACGGTTGGCGAGCTCGAGCAGCGGATGGACAGCCGAGAGCTGAGTGAGTGGCTGGCGTTTGCCCGCTACTACCAGCCGCTCGACAACTCGTGGGCACAGACGGGAGTGATTGCTAGCGCGGTTCTGGCCCCGTACTCGCGGCGTGGCCACATACCAAAGCCTGCAGATTTCGTTCCAACCGAAGCCCCGCCGCAACACCGCTCGCAGCTGCTCGACGTGCTCGCCCAGATGAAAACCGATTTAGACGGGAAATGACATGAGCACAGCACTTGGATTGGCAATGCAGATCAGTGCCAACACGGCCCAGCTGGCTCAGGCTGTGGCCGACGTAAACCAGAAGCTCGACTCCATGGGCGAGGCTGGCAAGAAAGCGTCTAGCGATCTCAGCACGCTCAAGAACATTGAGATTGGCCGGCTGGCTCTTGATGGCATCCAAGCCGCGACAGGGGCTTTCACAAGCCTGGCCGGTGCCGTCACCAGCGCGGCCACCAAGATCGCGGGCTTCGCATTGAACGTCGGCAAGCAGCTTGACGCGCTCAACGACGTGGCCAATCGGACGGGTGTCGGCGTCGAAGCACTGCAGGCTTATTCTCGGGCCGCAGAGCTCAATGGCGGAAACATCGAAGGCTTTGCACGAAGCATTCAGAAGCTGACGATCAACATTGGACAAGCAACGCTAGACGAAAAGGCGCAAGCAAGTTTCAAGGAACTTGGCATTACGTTTGCCGAACTCAAATCGCTCACCCCTGAGCGGCAGTTTGAGCAAATTGTCGATGCAATCTCGCAAATTGCAGACCCGACCGAACGAGCGGCCAGGGCGGTGCAATTCTTCGGCAAAGGCGGCATCGAGCTTGGCGAGCTGTTCACGCGCGGCCCTGGCTACCTTGAAAGCATCCGCAAGGACACGGAAGCGTTGGGCGGCATCATTCGCGAAGACGCGGTTAACTCAATCGGAGACATGTTTGACGCCTTCGGGAAAGTGCAGGGTGTCGTGGCCAACCTTGCGGCCCAAGTGCTCGGAGAGCTCGCCGGTCCAATTAGCCAGATCGCCCAAGACCTTCTTGGCGTGATTAGGCAGGCCGGGCCGCAACAGATTGCCCAGCAGGTGGCTCAGGGCTTGCTCGATTTCATCAAGCTGGCGGGCAATTCGTTCTTCAAATTAGCCGAGTTCATCGAAGCGTTTATCAAGAAGTTTGCCCCGATCCTTGGACTCGACATCCGCAGCGAGGCCGAGAAGGAATTGGAGGCGCTTCGCAACAAGGAAGCGGGCACAACTCGCACAGTCAGTATCGGCGGCCGGCCTGTTGTGCAGTTCACGCCAGGCGAGCTGACTACGCAGGAAAAGCAGCGGCTGGGCGACCTTGAGCGGCAGGTGGCGGCCGAAGCCTCTGGCAGCGTGCTGCGGCAGTTCCAGGCCAACTTTAACGCAGCCATCGACACGGCATCTCAATCTCTTCAGCAACGCATGGAGGCAAACGCCGCAGAAGCGGGTCCAAACGCCGCCGAGGAAAAGCAGGTCACGCTGCTCGAGCAGATCAACCGCAACGGCCAAGTTGGCACCGTGGAGATCCTGAACTAGCCATGGCCGTCATCGGATACCGCGAAGTTTTGCCGCGCACGTTTACGCATCGGTTTGGCGAGAGCCCGACTGCCGAGCGGAAATTCGTTGTTACGACAGACGCGCCGGAATCTCATCAGACGCTTCTGAATGCAGTTGGCATTTTTCACGGTGCAAGCCACCCTGAATTCACCTACCTGCGTTGCACGGAAGGCAGCGTCACAGAGCCAGACCGGCAACACGCCGAGATCACGTACCGCTATGAAGTGCCCAACGTCGGCACGGAAGACTACCAGCCCAACCCGCTGGCCCGCCGTGACGTGTGGTCGTTTTCCGTGTCGAGTGCCGCAGTGCCAGCCTTGTACTACTACCACGGCACTGGCAATGGCGACATCCGCCCACTCGTCAACGCTGCGGGCGATTACATCGAAGGGCTGCAAGCCGTTGAGGGCGAGATTAAAGCGACGATCACCGGCAACCGCCCGACGTTCCCGCTTTCCGTTGCTGGCAGCGTCACGAACTCCATCAACTCTGCTCCGTACCTTGGCGGCGCTGCATACACCTGGCTGTGCCAAGGCATCTCCGCTCAGCAGCAGATTGAGGTGGTGAACGACGTTGAGGTGAAATACTGGAGCGTCAGCGTCGAACTCGTGTACCGCTCTAGCACGTGGGTTATGAAACTTCCGCACGTGGGCTGGCACTACGTTGACGCAAGCGGAGTAAAACAAAAATGCTGGATGTACAGCGGCGGCCCGGACGCAGCAGCTGGCAGCGGAAAAGAAATTGAAGATGCCAGCACACCGCAGGCGTTGACGGAAACCGGAAACATGAAATACCCAGGAGTTGGCGGCAACCCCGACCAGCTGCTGCGTCGCGTCCACCAGGCCATCGACTTCACAGGTTATTTCGGCACCCCGCCGTTCTAAGGAGCCCGCCATGCCCGACGTGAACTACACAATCAACGCCCAGGTGCAGAAGGGTGCCTTGTCGCAGCAGTTCGCCGCGTCAGGCATCACTGCCGACATCGCCACGGCTGGAATGCTGGCCGTAACGCTGAACCTTGGCACGGCCGTCACGCAGATCAGCACGGCCACGATGGGCTCGTTGGGTCTGTGCTTTGCCCGTTCGCTCGCCACGGAGACAACGCACACCGTGAGCTTCGGCCGGTTTGAAGGCGGCACGCTGTACGAGGCTTGCCGACTCAAGGCTGGCGAGGCTGCGATCTTCCGCCTGGCTGTGGGCGACTACGCAGCAAAGGCCGCCGTGGGCGGCTCCCGCCTGGTGCTCACCGTGCTCGAGGACTGACCATGGCCCAGAAGCCAGACGGCAAGCCAGCCCGCACAGAGCGCGTCACGTTCACGAAGCCAGCCGCCGAGCGGATCGCCAAGGTGGTGCGAGCCGTTGAGGGTGGCGACCGGGACGCGGGGCCGCTGTCGTTTGGCAACCGTGGCGTGGCTGGCAATCCCAAGACCTTCCGCGTCTGCACCTTCACCGGCGCGTGGGCGATCAACGATACGAAGACGGTGACGTTCAAGAATCAGACGGCCACGCCGAATACCGCAGCGGCGGTGAATCTGTTCGCTGCTCTCACTGCCGCTTCCGGTTCACGCAACTGCGCGATCGCCAAAGACGGGACGGCGTGGTATCTCATCGCCGCACAGTGCTGATATGGTGATGCTTGGTGCTTCATGTTCTCCGTGCTGCGGAAGCCAGTGCGGCGGAAATAAGTCATCCACGCACCCGAAAGACGAGGGCACGTGGGTGCCTTCTGGATCATGGCCTAGCGTGACGTGGACATTCCAGGCCAACCCCGGAGACGAGAGCGGGGAAACGTGGTTTTTTTACGGGAGCGCCTCAACCAGCAAGGCAGGAGGCGGTGCCAGTGTTGCGGAACGAGAGAACTGGGAAAACCTGTGCAACTGGTACAGCGCCAGCAGCCATTCTCCGGGAACCGTTAACAGCACCAACGCCCCGACGCGACTGATTCGCCGTGCCACAATTCTGCCAACATCTGGCGCAATCATTCACGTTTACTCTACGCTTAACACTGGCTCCGCCCGCACAGTCAAGACTGCGTATTTCCATGAATCGCAATTAACGTCTGGGTCTTCCTTGACATCCACGACAGCAGCACACGGAACCACGCTCAAAACAGTTTTTTTGAATGGATCAAACAACTCTGGAACGATTACGGGTGGCGCGTTGTTTGGAGCAGGAGCAAGCGATTCCGACAACCGGAACAATTCAGGAGCCACAGTGAACGACGGCGCAGAGTTTTTGCAAACGTCCAGAAATCAGGGGACAGTCGGAGGTGGCTTTACTTTTAAAAACAACACGCTGAACGATACTTCTGGCACCGTCGGCGGCGGCGGCACTTTCTCAGACTTCGCCTACAACGCCGGCACGGCGTCAGGCGGCGCGACCTTCAACGGCACAACCTTTTCGGGCAACGACGGCACTGTGAATGGTGGCGCGACCTTCAACAGCAATCGGCTAAACGACGGGACGGTCAACAACGGTGCAACATTTAACAACAATTCGCTAAACAATTTCAGTGGGATTGTGAATGGAGGCGGCACGTTCAGCAACGCCTCATCGAACTTGGGCACTGTCAGTGATTCCGCAACATTCGCAAACACATCTGGCAACGCAGGCACTGTTAACGGCGGTGCCACGTTTAATGGTGGCACTAGCAACACCGGCACAGTGAATGGCGGCGCGACTTTTAATTCCACCTCGCGCAATATTGGCGTTGGAACGGTCAACGGAGGCGCGACTTTTAACGACGCTGCGTGCTCGACTCGCGTGACCGGGATTTGTTTCGCTAGTCCTTGCACGCGCAAGTTTGTAGCGCACCCAACCGACTTGCCGACGTGCAACGGCAGTGCGCCAACCGGATGCGCAAACACGTGCCTGGCAGACTGTGGGTGTAATTAAATGGCAAGGCTTGGCGATTTTGTTGCGGCCTGTCTCGAAGGCGTTGGAATAACAAAGGCACGGGCCTCAAGAGTGCTTGGACGTGACTGTGGCTGCGCTAAGCGGCAGGAGAACATGAACCAGTGGGGCGACTCTATGCAGTTGCGGATCGCTCAGGTTTTGCATGTTGCTCGGTTTGCTTGGCAAACGATTCGACACAATCGGATTACTGCTCGAATAGAGATTTTTTTGCGGCTGCAGAAAATGGCGTTCAGCTCGTTGTTCTTCAGCCGGTGAGTTGACATGGCTGGCAGGATGCTCGTGAGACGGGCGATCGCCAACGCCCGCAAAGCGGAGACGAGCCGTGCCCGAGGATCACAGCGTCACGATTGACGGCCGCCGCTGGTTGCTGCGGTTCACTCGCCTGAAGGGTGACGCTGCCGGCTGGACGTTCTTTCCTAACGCGGCACGGCCCCGAATCCTCATTGACGAGCGGCTCCGTGGCGGGGCTCGACTAGAGACGATCGTGCACGAGCTGCTGCACGCCAGCCTGGGTCCGACGATCTCGGAAGAGAGCGTGACCGAGGCGGCGCGAGTCATCCGGCGGACGTTGACAACGCTGGGGTACAAGGAGGTGCGGGATGGCGGGTGATCCAATCACGGAGATGGCCCGGCGGCTTGCGCAGCTGCACCCAGACGCACCAGCACGCACGCTGGCCCGCCGCCTGGTGACGGAGGCCAACGGTGCGATCACGCTGCACCAAGCCCGTATGCGGATACAGCGGCAGTTTGGCGTCCACGGGAAAACGCACCGCAAGCACATTAAGGCCGCCGCACCTCGAGCACCGCGCAAGGCTGGCGAGATCTTGGCCATGCCGAAGTCGATGGCCGAGACGTGGACGCCGCACCGGATGAACGTCATCGGCAACGTCGGCATTCTGTCCGACGTGCATGTGCCGTATCACTCCGAGATCGCAGTGGCTGCGGCCGTGGGCTTTCTCAAAGACCAAGAGCTATCAGGCCTGCTGCTTAATGGCGACATCGCAGATTTCTATGCGATCAGCCGGTACATGAAAGATCCCAAGCAGAGGGATTTCAAAGGCGAGCTCGAGGCGGTGCGTGACTTCCTCGCCTACCTGCGGCAGGAGTTCCCCGACATCCCCATCGTCTACAAGACTGGCAACCACGAAGAGCGATGGCAGCACTGGCTGTGGCAACACGCCGCCGAGATTTCCGACGATCCACGCATGAGCCTGACGGCCTGGCTCGGGTTTACTGAGAACAACATCGAGCTGGTTGAGGACAAGCGGCCCGTGCTGCTCGGAAAGCTGCCCGTGCTCCACGGCCACGAGTTGCCCAGCGGCATGGCCGCGCCTGTCAACGTGGCGCGTGGTGCGTTCATGAAGACGCTATCGACGGTGATGGTGGGCCACTCGCACCGTACCAGCAACCATGCCGAATCGGACATGTGGCACAAGGAAACGGGTTGCTGGTCTACCGGCTGCCTGTGCGATCTGCGTCCCGAGTACGCGAGAGTGAACCGCTGGAATTGGGGCTTCGCCACGGTGACGGTTCACAAGGGCGGGGCATTTGACGTTCACAACTATCGTGTGATGCAGGACGGCACAGTGAGAACGGCATAAACAGAAAGGGACACGATGACAGCAGCTTTTGAATTGGCGAACGAAGAACTGCGTGCGGCCGTGAAGTCTCGGCTGGACGCCACGCCGGCCGATGATCCGAAGATGGTGGGCTACCAGCGCGAGCAGCGGCTGCTCGGCGACTCGCTCCTAGCGGATTACGTGCATCCGACGAGCCAGAGGTACTTCGATCTGCTTGACCGGATGAAGGCTCTCCATTCCAGCAAAAGCCGAGACTACGGGAGCGAACACGACCCGCTGGCCAACATTCGGAACGGTGCCCTGTTCGTCGGCATTGAGCCGTGGAAGGGCGCGATGGTCAGGCTGAGCGACAAGGTTACGCGCCTCGCCACGTTCAACCGCACGGGCCGCCTCGAGCACGAAGGCGTGGAAGACAACCTCATGGATCTGGCGTCCTACGCACTGCTTGCCTTGCTGCTCTACCGGGAGGAGCACAGTGGGTCCGCTGACTGACGAATACTTGTTGCAATGCGAACAAGCGGCACGCCGTTTTCAGGGCGCTTGGACCGGCACGAGCGGCAGCCTCGCGGCCATGCTGATGCACACGTTGGGCGAGATTCAGCGGCTGAAGGTTGAGCTGGCCCGCAGGGAACAGCGCGACGAAACAAACCGGGCGGCGGGTTGAGTGCGGCGCAGGGTTTTCTCCCTTTCCCCCGCGCCGTCTCCCCGCTTGCCCGGTTCATCCGATGTCGAGTGGCGGCATCACGTCTACGCTGCTCTGTTCGCTGGGGCAAATCGCTGAATCTACGTATCGTTCTTGAAGCTTCGGGTCGCTGTGGTCGAGCACTTGGGTGGCCGCAGCGGTTCCGCCGGCCAACGCAGCGTAGGAAGCCCGCGTCCTCCGCAGCCCGTGGAAGCCTCGGTATTTCACGTCGGCCAGCCGGCAGAGCAGTTGAAGGCTCGTCCACAGGCTGGCGTGCTGTCGGTCCCATGGCCACACCAGTTCGTCAGGCTTGCCCTCTCGAGACGCCAGCATGTCAGCCAGCTGCTGGGTGAAGTCCCGCTCGATGTCGTGCGTGCGGCCCTTGCGGGTGTCGCCGAGAAACCGGACGCGCCGCCGCACCAGATCCACCTCGCGCCACCGTAGGGCGAGCAAGGCCGACAGGCGCTCTCCCGAGCAGTACGCCATGTAGATGAGCGTAGACCACCACCAGCACGACGGCTTACCACCTGTGCGGCCCTTGCGGAGCCGCGCCCGTCTCACGAGTTTGGCCACGTCATCAGCCGTGTAGGCCCGGCCCGTTGGCAGGCTTTTGGCCACCTTGATCCTTGGCAGTTCTGGGAACTCGGCCGCCCAGCGTTTGCGGGCCGCCAGGTTCCAGACGGCCGCAATCATCACCTTGTCCTTCTGGACTGTGGCCGGCCGCACCTGCTTCCCACGGCAGGACTGCGTGGCACGGTCCCTGAGGTAGCGACTGATGACCAGGTCATCTAGGTCGGCCACTGTGGGCTCGTGTCCCAGAAACGCTCGTAGGCGTTCTAGGAGCATGCCGTACAGCCTCATGGTCTTGGCGTCGAGGTTCCGCAGATCGCCGTATCGTTCAAACAGTTCCGCCAACTTCATAGGTTCCATGCTGCCTCTCCTTTGGTGCGTGAGTGTACACCAGTAT